TTGCTGTGAAACTGCTTGCTGGCGCGTTTCTGCTGGTTTTTTGAACGGCTATTCCAAGCCTTTTCCCAGCGCATGAACGCGCTCTTGAGTTTGCTTTTGGTGATCTTCATGGCGGCTCCGTGGTGGTCGTGGATCAGGAGTAGCCATTACACATCAAGTGTAGTTTGATGTCAACTAGCCGTGTAGTGCATAGACAAAAAAATCCCCGCACCTGGCGGGGATGTTGTCGGCATGGGTCAGTACCGCTTGGGCAGGGAAGAAAGCAGCCCTATAAGAAAAATCCAGATCATGGCCACAATGAAAATTGCCGGGATGGCGGCAAAGGCTGCTTTGACCATGAAGACCACCATGGAACCGAAAGACATGTGGATGTCTGACACAACGACCCGCATCGCCCGGGGTGGTGGCTCGTATGGCGGGTGATGCAATCCTGCGCCAGCAGGTTCAATCGGCTTGGCTGGTGGGGCTGGAACGGCTTCTTTTTTCGAAGATATCGGGGGCGCTGCAGGCGCAGGCTTGGGTTCCTGTGAAACGATCGGGGCAGGCTGGATATCCTCATCAAGCGGGCTGTATTGGGGATCAGGCGCCAAACGGGATCGGCTTAACGGGGTGGACATGATTCGGCTCCTGAATACATTTTGATGGTCGAATGCATAGCAATGCTTATTCACAACAACGACAACCTCTGATGATGCGCAGCTTTGTTGAGGTTATCGGTGGTTCTGGCTGCGTTTCCCGAAACGCGCTAGCGCGTCATTGGCTAGGAGTAGCATTGTTCGCTTGACAGTTTCGTCTGCCAACCGGAAGCCGTCAAGAATGGTCTGCTCGTCAGGCAGCAGGTAAGTCTGCCGGCTTTGCTCTGCTTTGGTGCGCGCAGCGTTTTTGACTGGCGCATTCCATTTGTCGCCTTCGCGCCATCGCGCGATGAACGCCGGCTCGACTGCGTGAGGGTCAGCAGATAGCCATCCTACGTCGACCCTGTACTTCTTTGCCGCCTCGATCTGGATAGCCTTCGGAACCCCGCGGGTTTTCCAGTTCGTGGCGGACTGGTCAGACCCACCAAGCGAACGAGCAATCTCGGTGAAATCCTTCGCGCCTCGGGCCAGGCCCATGTCCAGCAGCCTTTTTGCTGTCTCATGCATGCCTCCTACAATACTTTTTTTACACGCCCTGTTGCTACACGCGGGGATTGTTGTTAGACTACACTGCATGTGTACTCTACGTTCAGTTATCGCAAGCATGGGTGGCCCCTCCAAGGTTGCCCGTGACTACGGCTTTTCCGTCCAGCAGGTCTGCAATTGGGCCGTGCGTGGCGTGCCTGCGCGCGTCATCCTTGACAACGAATCGTTCGCTCAGGCCCTCTACCAGGCCGGCTACGAGCGCAAGAAACAAGCCGCATGAGCACAGCGCCCAGCCGCTCCGGGATGCAGGAATCGCCGCAGGCGCCTGTCGGCTGGAGCACTGCGAACTCACCGCGCTGGGCGCTCCACGTTGTCTCCTCCGGCGTACGTCTGGTCCGCCGAGCTTCGCGCCCTGCCTGCCGTAATGCGGGCAGGGCGTCTTTTTCGTGTGTCGGCTGGTCTTCATGGCTTGCAGTCTCTTTTTTTTGCCCGTCACGAGACACCCTAATCGACCCTAAAAATAAAATGAATTTAGGAGGCCGTAGGAGATGAGAGAGTTTTTCGAGGATGAGTTCGACGCGATCGCCGCAATGGTCGGTAAAAGCGGCAAGACCATCAAAGAAATCGCTGCACATCTGTACCCCGCCATGGCGCCAGGCAGCGCTTACGCGAAGCTGAAAGACAAGCTGAACCCCGAAGGCCGGGAGAATCTGCGCTATGGCGAAGTGATCGAGCTGATGCGCTACTGCAATAGCTATGAGCCCCTGATGTACATGTGCGACGAGACGCTGCATGATCGTCCCGAACGCTCTGCCCCGGACGTGCAGGAAACTCGTCTGGTCGAAACCATCAGCCAGGCAACAGATGCGCTGACAAAAGCCATGCGCCAGCTTGATCTGCTGCAGGAGCGCACTAGCGCCTGCCGTTCGACATCCCGCCTGCGCGCGTGACGTTTTGAACATGAACGCTGATGCGCCGGCAGGCACTGCGCAATTTTCCGCAGTGCCTGCCGCCTTGCGCACCAAGCCGCAATGGCTGCTGTGGAAAAGCGAACCGAACGGAGACAAGAAACCGCGCAAGGTGCCGTATTACCTGAGCGGCAAGCGTCGTATGGGTGTCCAGGGCGATGCGGATGACCGGGCAGCACTTGCCCCATTCGACGCGGTGTGCAAGAAACTGTCCAGGGGGTACTACACCGGGATCGGCTTTGCCTTTTTGCCAGGCGATGGTCTGATCGGGATCGACATCGACAACGCGATAGACCTCGATACCGGAAGCATCTCGGCCAGGGCTCTGGCGATCATCGAGGCTTGCGCGAGCTATACCGAGTATTCGGTTTCCCGCAAAGGCATGCATATTCTCGTCGCACACGATTTCGACGACGAGAAGCAGGCCACTTTCAAATCCAACGATATCGGCCTTGAGGTGTTCTGCGGCCGGCAGTATTTCACCGTTTCGGGATGCCCGTTTCCGGGGGCGCCTGCCGATGTGGCACATATCGATGCGAGGCTTTTGGAACGACTGCGAAAAACGGTGGATCAGGCGAAAAAGCAGCGCAGCGTAGCACCCGTCTCTGCGCGTGCTGACCTGCCGATCGATGCGCGCGCAAAGGTCGAGTCGGCGCTGGCGTTTGTTTCGCCAGATGGCGGATATCACGAATGGATCGAAATCGGCATGGCGATTCATGCCGAGTTGGGGGACGGGGCGTTTTCGACCTGGAACGCCTGGTCTTCCAGGGGAGCGTCATACCCCGGGGAGCGCATCCTGGAGCAGCACTGGAAAAGCTTCAAGCCCGGCGGGGGGATTACTGGCGCGACGATCTTCAAGCGGGCGATGGAATCCGGTTGGCGATCGCCGCGACCGCATTTGGTGAAGGCCGTGGATCGCGATGTGCCGTTCGATGGCAGCGACGATCCACCCGCATTGCCGCCGGAAGAATTGGCGGCAACCGAAACGCCGCCTCCCGCACCCACGGGGGCACGGGGGCGAGCCACAAAGCCGGCAAAACCCATCAAGTGGGAGCGCTACCGCGAGCTGATGGACCACTTTGTGCTGATCTACAGCACGCCGACTTGTTTTGATCTGCGCACGCGGTTGGTGCTGCAGGTGAATCACTTGCGTCTGGCCTTTGGTTCGGATTACGTCAAGATGTGGCTGGGCTCTGACGAGCGCAAGATGATTTTGCCTAGCCACCTGGTGTTCTCGCCAGGGACCGATTGTCAGTTTCCGGAAATCAACTTGTTCGACGGGATGCCGATCGTGCCGTCTGCCGGCGATTGTGCGCCAATCCTCGAACTGATCAGGCATTTGTGCGCTGACAGTGCGTCGACGCCGGACGGGGTTGATGCGGTGGTGCAATGGGTGCTGTCGTGGGTGGCGCTGCCGTTGCAAAAACTCGGGACGAAGATGCAAAGCGCGATGATTTTTCACGGGCCGGAAGGTGCAGGCAAAAACCTGTTCTGGGAGATCGTGGGAAGAATCTACGGGCGCTATGCGATCGTCGTCGGGCAGAAGCAGTTGGAGAGTGACTTCAACGACTGGGCGAGCCAGAAAATGCTGGTGATTGGTGACGAGGTAGTGACGCGCCAGGAGTTGTATCACCACAAGGGCGATTTGAAGAAGTTCATCACCGGCGAAACCATTCAGATCAACCCGAAAGGGCTTCCGCTGCGCGAAGAAAACAATCGCTGCAACGTGATATTCCTCTCCAACGAGCAACAGCCTCTGGCCCTGGGTGATGGGGATCGACGATATTTCGTGGTCTATACACCCCATCGTCGTCACGATGATCTGTATCAGCGGGTCGGGAAATGGGCGGCTGCTGGCGGCATAGCGGCGTTCTACCACTACCTGCAGAATCTGGACTTGACCGGGTTTTCTCAGTACGACATTCCCCCCATGACCAAGGCCAAGCAGGACCTGATCGATCTGGGGCTAAAACCGGAAGAGCGCTTTGTTCGGGAATGGCTGGCGGGATATCTCCCTCTCCCTCTGATGCCGTGCTCCAACGTGCAGCTATACCGTGCCTTTCGCCGGTGGTGCATGGCCTGCGGAGAGCGTTTCCCGCCTGCTCAGGAGACTTTCAGCAAGGCGACGAATAAAGCTGTTGGGGCCATGGCGAACAAGGTCTCACAGGCAAAGGGCAGGAAGGTGACTCTGCTCGAATACAAGGTGATGAATTTGTGTGACCCGGTGAACGGGCAGCGGTCGATGCGAATGTGGAAACCGGAAGGATGTCAGCCGCCAGAAGGACTGGCCGAAGGGAAGTGGGCTGCCAAGTGCGCGATCGACTTCGAGGAGTACCTCGGCAAGTACATGGCAATTCTTGGCGGGGGAGAAAAATCATGATCTGCCGGGCTGCTCGTTACGCGTGTTACGCGTGCGGTTACGCCGCAAACCCTTGCAGTTACGTGAGTTACGCGGTTACGCGTGTTTTCGCGCCCCATATGCGCGCGCGAGATAGTTTTCTTTCTTTGTTTTTTTACTCTGGGTCAGCCAGTGGCGTAACCGCGTAACTCACGTAACTGCGGGCCTTTCAGGCGTAACCGCTGGCGTAACCGCGTAACCATTCATTCATACATCATCATGACTCACGAAGAAAAGAAGAGATGGGTAAAAGAAAACCTTCCGGTTTGTTCCAGGGTGGCGTCTGCGTTTGCTGATGTTTTTGGCGAAGGGGTGAGGATGGTCTTTGCCAGCGAGAACGGGTATCGGTTTGGGAAGCCAGGCGAGAGGGGCATCTCCTTGTCAGAAACGGTTGTCGAGTCGATGAGAGAAAGAGCAAAGCCATGAAGATCAGCGTCGAAGTGCGCAACATGGACAAGGTACAGGATGCGCTGAACACCATACAAAAAGGCCTTCGGGAAAAAGCAATTGGTCCGGCCTTGAACCGGACAGCCGAGAAAGCGCGTGCTGAACTGGCCCGCGCGATTCCCGAGGAGTACGCAGTGAGGGCGGCCGAAGTGCGCAACGCAGTCAGCCTGCGCAAGGCGCGGTCTGGAAACCTCGAAGCGACGATAACGGTGTTTGGCTCGACCAGTCGCCGCGGTCGATCGATGAACCTGATTCACTTCCTGTCCGCAGTCCAGCAGGCAGGCAAGACGATCAAGAAGCGCGGCGTCAAAGCGTCTAAGTCCGATCTGTCCGCGCTCAACAGACAGCTGGGGTTTCTGATCAAGCGCGGCGGCGGGCTGAAGAAGATCGAAGGCGCGTTCGTTGGCAACCAAGGCCGCACCATCTTCCGCCGCGAAGGGAAAGCCCGCCTGCCGATCGAGCCACTGCAAGTCATCGGCTTCTCCCAGATGTTCAGCAGTCGCAAGATCAGCACAAGGATCATGACCAAGATAGACGCCGATCTGCTCATCGAGATAAACCGATCTATCGCACGGCTGATGGGTAACAGGTCGACGTAGGATGGCTATCTGCTGACCCTCACGCAGTCGAGCCGGCGTTCATCGCGCGATGGCGCGAAGGCGACAAATGGAATGCGCCAGTCAAAAACGCTGCGCGCACCAAAGCAGAGCAAAGCCGGCAGACTTACCTGCTGCCTGACGAGCAGACCATTCTTGACGGCTTCCGGTTGGCAGACGAAACTGTCAAGCGAACAATGCTACTCCTAGCCAATGACGCGCTAGCGCGTTTCGGGAAACGCAGCCAGAACCACCGATAACCTCAACAAAGCTGCGCATCATCAGAGGTTGTCGTTGTTGTGAATAAGCATTGCTATGCATTCGACCATCAAAATGTATTCAGGAGCCGAATCATGTCCACCCCGTTAAGCCGATCCCGTTTGGCGCCTGATCCCCAATACAGCCCGCTTGATGAGGATATCCAGCCTGCCCCGATCGTTTCACAGGAACCCAAGCCTGCGCCTGCAGCGCCCCCGATATCTTCGAAAAAAGAAGCCGTTCCAGCCCCACCAGCCAAGCCGATTGAACCTGCTGGCGCAGGATTGCATCACCCGCCATACGAGCCACCACCCCGGGCGATGCGGGTCGTTGTGTCAGACATCCACATGTCTTTCGGTTCCATGGTGGTCTTCATGGTCAAAGCAGCCTTTGCCGCCATCCCGGCAATTTTCATTGTGGCCATGATCTGGATTTTTCTTATAGGGCTGCTTTCTTCCCTGCCCAAGCGGTACTGACCCATGCCGACAACATCCCCGCCAGGTGCGGGGATTTTTTTGTCTATGCACTACACGGCTAGTTGACATCAAACTACACTTGATGTGTAATGGCTACTCCTGATCCACGACCACCACGGAGCCGCCATGAAGATCACCAAAAGCAAACTCAAGAGCGCGTTCATGCGCTGGGAAAAGGCTTGGAATAGCCGTTCAAAAAACCAGCAGAAACGCGCCAGCAAGCAGTTTCACAGCAA